GGATTGCTGCCTCACGCGGATCATTAAGTATCTTGTCTTCGTCTAAGTCCATAGACGCAGCTAGCTCACGCAAGATGTAATCATACTTAACAAACGGAGCCATCTGTGGGTTGGCAGTCATTTGCATAAACTGTAGTAGTCGTTGACTACGTACCTCATTACGCATCAGACTTTCAGTACCCCGTGCCTTAACAGCAAGGTCTCCAATAAATTCTTTATCGAAGTTGAACTGCATGTTAAATGCAAATAGACTTTTGCCTAGTGGACCTAGTAAGTAGTCATCGATGTTACGAACCACTGCCTTGATGTTTTGTGCTGCCGCACCCATCAACATACTCATACCACTTGCAGTACGCCCTACCCCACCTACGGCTCCAGAACCGTGCGTATAGCTTGGGATACCTGTAGCCTCATCAGCAAGCTGTCGGCTCTTGTCGAACATCATTAGAAGCTCTTGAGATACGTTTGGAAACTTAGTGCCAAAGATAGCTTGCCCCGGAGCGCCAGCTTGTCTGCGGAACACTTTTCCGGGGTATACTGACATATCCTGTCCGGGTACTAAGTTAGTTTCATCGACCTCAATTAACAAGTTTCCAGAGAGCGCTGCGTTATCTACACTCATCCGCATAAAGCCATTCATAAGCAACTGAGTGTCAGTCATATTTTCAGCAACACCAATGCCAAAGAATGAATATGGGTTAAGCTCATAAGGAACAGCTAAGTAAGGGATACGTGTAGGAGTAAATGGGTTTAGTACAAGCCGGATGATTTGGTTGTTACATACCCAGATGTTTACTTGAACTTCGTCTTTGTCTTCTAGTTCTTTTGGTATTTCGATATCAGCTTCTTCTGCAAGCTCTGTATCTAGTACACCCCAATACTCTAGGACTTCGTAGCGATCCATACCATCACTGTTACCATCGTCTTCTAGGGTATCTTCCCAGTATTCACGCTGATAGTCTGCACCGCCCTCAATAGCTAGCTCAATGCTTTCATCTCTGAAGTGTGGACGTTTTTTAAGTGTACGTAATTGTGTACGGTTTAGTCTATGGCGCTGAATAGTGAACTCAGCCTCTGACATGTTACGTGCATCAGGGTCAGGATAGAAATCCCAGCAAGAAACGTATTCCATCTTAGGAATTGTCTCAAATAGGGGGTCATAGTTGCCTTCTTCGTCCCATCTGGGGTATTCTTTGTCTTGAGCGAATGGACCCTTCATTACTCCAGTTCCAAACAAAACAGTCTCAAAAGACACCGATCTTAGGTGTTTTGGAGCATCAGTTTCGTCCAACTGATCGTGCATAAGCTTTTCCATCTTCTGGGCAGCACGTTTAGCAGGTTCATAGGTGATAGAACCGGGTATTTTACCTGCACCTAGCTCTAATTCGTCTTCAATAGCGTTTAATTTGTCTTTATATATGCCCAAGTCCTTGGCAATGTCAGGACGCACAATAGATTGAGGTAATTTGTAGTCTACATTCACCTGTTCCTTGATTTTTTCCTCTGTTAGGGCTTGAGGATTGAAAGAAACGGCGTCTGCTACGTTATTTGGGAACTTACTGGCCTCAATACCCAGCGGAAACTTACTTCCGGCAAATAAAACGTCAACAATCTGGGCATATGCAGCCAAAACCTTGGTTTTAGTTACTTTAATGAATGCTTTTGACTTTTCAGTGTCGGTAAACTGTACTTCGCTGGAGTAAATACCCCGATAATTGCGGTAGGAGTCTAACCAACGGTCTTCGTCAGAAAATCTAGCGTCTTTTGCACGTTGATACTGCGAATTTACAAAGGAAACCGCACCAGAATACGATATATTTTCCTCTTCTACGTTGCCATCTTCATCAAGAGCAACAGTTTGGTCTGTTTCATTAATATCGTCTGGTGTAGGTTTGTCCATTAGTGCCATATTTAGTACCCAAATGTTGCGTCAGCGGGTTGCCAACTCTGTTGTGGTACGCCAGCGCCCATATCAAAGGGGCTAAACGCTTTTGGCCTACTCATGACAGCGTATCTAACACTGTCGTAGGCGTGGTCAGAGGCGTATCGTGGGTCAATATCGTCAGAACCACGGGGATCACTAGGAAGTACAGGTAAATCCGCTATAATTTGGCGGCATGTATTAAAGAATTGTATTCCCGGTAAGTCTGTAATCTCATCTACTTTTAAAACTTCGTGCAGTCGGTTCTTACCAGCTACCCTAGCACCGTTAGTACGGTCACTTGGACGCCATCTACAGCCCATTGCAATCATCTCTTCGGCTATAGAGGGACCAATCTGGCCCCGATTATGCCAACATGAGCTATCAAGTACCCCATATTGTATTCTTTCAGAGCCTTCAGCTTCCATAACAGCTTTAGCTAGGTCTCTGCCTGTGTGCTTAGAGAGATACAATTCCCTGTAGTTAATTAAAGTACCGTAGCTTGGGTCTATTGCGAACCAGTGTACAGCACTATAAGAAGAGTACCCGTAGTCACATGACCTAAATCGTACCCATTCTGAAGGAATATCGTAAGGTTCTATGACATGTATGTTACTTCTAAACTCAGAAAAGGCCGCACCATCTGCTACAGCCCAATCACCCTCTAATAATTGTCTACGTTGCATCTCCGGTAGAGATAACAAGTTAGCTTCATACTGACCGCCTTCCATCAAGTAAGGATTATCCCGTAGACTTGCTGGTATAAACCGCCTGTAGAACAACGGCTCCCCTGCTTTCTCATGGCTATCGGGATATACTAGGTCTTCACCTGATTCCAAATCCTTAGCAACAAACTTTTTGTTTGCTGGTGCAGGGTCAATAAACATCTTCTTAACCCAACCATGTCCATTTCCTCCGGGGTTTGTTGTAGCCCTCATATAAATGGGTAGGTCTGGGTCCGTTGTACGTAGCCGTGAGCGCATATAATTCCACGCGAAGGGCGTAGCATACTGAGTTAATTCATCAAAAGCCACATAGCTAAACGCTTGTCCCTGATAGCGCAGTACGTCTTGGTCTCTTTCTAGATACGTAAGCCAGAGCTTGGCTCCACTAGGGAAAGTCCATTGTGATTTCTTCTCAGCCCACTTTGCACCTTGGAATGCTTTAGGGTATAACTCTTGTGACTTCCATATTAGTTCACGTAATTCATCATTGGTTCTACGCAGTATCAGGCCGTTGAAGTTGGGGTTACTGAAATACCGCATAGGGTCAGCCAGTAGTCCAAAGGATTTGCCGCCGCCAGCCGCCCCGCCATATAGTACTTCTCTTTCAGACGCCGCTAGAAACTCTGTCTGTGGGCCTTCATTTGGAGCAAATACTACCTCAGTCTTTTGCTTCTCGCTTTCAATCACAGAGAAGTCTAGATTAGATGTATCTAGCTCTTCCGTAGGCTGTAGTTCTTCTAACTGGCGTTTAGCCATTGTGAGCCTACGTTTAGCGTCTGTCTGCTTACGCTTGGCTGCATTTAATTTCTTCGCTTCAGGGGTCTTAGGCTTTTTCTTGCGGTTAGCCTTAGCCATGTCCTTTAGACGTTGTGAGGGATTATCACTATCCTTACCACGCCTAGACTTCCATATATGTATTAGACCTTGGTGACTGATCTTATCACCTGTCTTAGAGGTAAGCCACTCCGCAGTCTTACGACTAGAGTTACCTTCCTCAAGGTAGTCTAATGCTTCTTCAACTAGGACAGCTTTATCGTGGTCAGGGATAAGTACAAGAGGATCATCTTCAGACGCCACATAAGCATAAGGTATCTTAGCGGTCTTGTTTGGCCTAGTTTTATTTAACCATATAGTCAATCTTCACTTTTCGGTGGCAAGATAAACATTGCCCCGCCTGTGTTTTTAACTTCAACCTGTTCTTTCTTAATCAGTCCGGTACGGTCTAATATCTCTCTAGCCGCAGACACTGTATTCCTAGCACCCATAGCACTTGGATCATTAAGAACGTCTACCATACCCCATGCGGCTTTAGGGGCATTCATAGCCAGCGTCATAGAGGCTTTATCATTAATCTCTTCTTTAAGCGCACCGACCACAGACGATATGCTAGTTTCTTTGGCGTAACCTGCTACGTCCATAGCCTTTCGTAGGTTGCCTCTACATTCTTCGGACATAAGGGCATCTAAGAAGATTAACTGCTTGTCGGTGTATTGCTTTTCAGTTTTCATCCTATAGTCCTCATATAAACAAAAGCAGCCCCAATAGAGGCTGTAAATACAATCCACCAAATGCGTTCAAAGAACTGTAGCTTGTGACCTCTGGAGTTAGTAATTTGATCCAGCTTTTGAATGCGTTCCCACATAGCTTTCTGTTGATCATCAATATTATCCATACGTTTGAATACAGTTATCATGCGCTCTTCCATTCGCGCTAATGTAACTACTGCATGGGAAAGCTTATCCAACTTGTCCTCTATCCGCGTTAAGCGTTCATCCATTACTAGTCACCCTTTATACTTTGCCTTGCCCCAGCTTATCTGCTTGGAGCTAGTCTTTTTCCTTGACGCAGATTTAGCAGCTTTAGATTTAGCTTGTGAAGCAGGGCGACAGGCTGGGTAACTTTTGCGTTTATCACCCTTTCCAGAGCGACCACACGGCTTGCCTGTTTTGACATCACGCCAATCTTCTTTAAACCATTTCTTAAGTGCAGTACCTTTTTTTGATTTACGTACTGCCATTATTTTTTCTTCTTCCCGCCTATGTTGTAATTCTTAGCTCCAACCTTACGGCACTTAGCCATATGACCGGAACGATATGCAGAATTTTTAGGCATGGCTCTCGCTACTTTCTTGTAGCAAGCATCACGCTTCGGTTTCTTTTTCTTAGCAGCCATCAGATTACCATTTCTTGCAAGACCAGTATCGGGCCGTTAATTTACTCTTGGCAGTGTCACACTTATGCCTAGCTCTGAAAGATTTACGGGCTTTGGGATTATCTTTTCGGATTTCCATATTAGGGTCTCCGAATGTGATATACTTCACGTTATCACCCTCAACAGCCAGCACTTCAAACTTCTTTGGGCCACCCCTGCGCGGTTTATTTACCGCCGTGAACCCATGCCGTTTTTTACCTGCGGCTATCTTTTCTGCTTTAGTCTTTGCCATTATGCCACCACAAAATCTACTATTTGTCCGTCAGGGGTACGCAACTTGTTAGGGTCAGGATTGTATGCGTATAGCTGGTTAACCAACTTTAAGTTCTCTACCGGAGTGTCCTTATCTATAGGCTGCACTGATCCAGCTTCCCCTGCATTAACCTTCTTCTCAACTTCCTCTCCGCGACCACTTTCAAATATAACATTCACATGTGTCTGAAAGGGCATACTAGGAAGCGGAAAATGAGATATAAGTGTCATCTAAACTGCCAAGCCCACCAAATTAATCCAGCACAACCACCTGTTACTAGTAAGACTACAATCCCCCACTGAAATACTTCCATTAAGAAAGCCTTTGCTTTGGCTTGCTCTTCGGCTTCTTCACGCTTACGGATGCGTTCCTGTCTCTGAAAATCCACCCAAGCATCATACAATCCGGGTCTTCCGTATAGCCGCATATGGGATTCGATTTCCTTACGGGCTTGCTTCAGCTTATCTAACTCAAGAAATTCCTCAAAGGAGTTGCTATCTTTACCCATAGCTCTGGCAAACAAACTACGCTTCTTACGATCACCTTGAGCCTTCAAAGTTTCTTCCGCAGTCAGGATTGCCCCCAACTGCCTACCCATAGCAGAAATCTCCTGTCCATGCCCTATCAGAGTTTTAACCTGACCAATTGCGGCATTAGCAGCCCCTACGACTGCCAGTGTTTCTGCTATCATATCTCCCCCCCGAAAGATAACCTATATTGTTTTGCCTACCTCAAAGCATTTAGCACGGGCTATAAGCTTAAGCTGGTTAGCCATCGCTTCCATTTCAGATTGGACAATGATTTGACATTCTTCTCTAGTAGTGAATAGCCCGTTAGTACGGGCCACCATGCTGCATGAGAATGCATCAGTAGGACTGAAACAATAGAGAATGACTCCTAAGAACATTACTTCTTTTTCTTAGCCATCCCACCATACATCATTTTAGGTTTGCCCTTTTTATGGGCCATACCACCATTCGACATAGCAGGTTTCTTTTTCTTCGGGGGTCTTCCAACCTTTGACCCGTAAGTTCCCTTACCTTGAGGCATTCTATAATCCTTTATGCTGATATGTTAATCATCGAAACTTTCGTCTAGAAGTTCAGGGACATATATCTCAGGGTTGGGTGGGATATCTACAGAACACTCTTCTGTATAGAAGTATCGACCATAGCCCTCAAACTCTTTTGCCATCGGGTTATGGTCTAGCTCTGCTTGGGATATCAAACCTTCTTCTAAGAGAAGCTGCCTGATCCTATCGAAAGTCAGGACTTGCCCCGTGTTTTCACGTATAGCAGCCCTAATGTAGTACAAGTTCATACTCATAAGCCTTATTACGACCTACCCCTTCATTCTACCACTTAATAGGGGGTGAGGTCAATACCTTATTTAATTGTTTTTTTAGTCACTCAGTAATTGACGAAACAGGCATTCAATGCTATAATGAAGTGTACTTCGGGGCCGTATACTATAGTAAATGGCTACAAGCCGTTAACCGCGATACACTCTATCGTAGATTTCACCCCTAGTAACTCCAATATCTTTTAAGCTCTTGTCGGACATGTTCTGTAGCAGCCAGTAATTTGCTCTGCGCTGTTGGGATTGCTGTATGCGTTTACATATGGCTCCTTCGCCAGAAAACATATGGACCATTACAGCTAGACTTTTAGTTAACACAGTGTTTCTCCTTAGTGATTGTGTACCTTCATTATACCATTTCAGTACTCTAAAGAGTACAATCACCAAGACATACCCGCTATGTTGTTAAGTAATCTAAAGCCCTCTTTATTAAGTCAGGATTATCCCTAAACTTACCCAGACCTGTATTGCAAGAGTCGCATATAAACCCTCTAAACGCCCCCGTATCATGATCATGGTCTAATCTAAACGGCGTCTTATTGCCCATACCCGGTGAATATAACTGTTCTGCACTCTTCTCACAGATAGGACAGCTATGATTATCCGGTACTTTATGCATGGCATGTAGTTCACGCATCTTAAAGCCGTGTTCCCTCAGACACTTCTTACAAGTACACGCCCTGCCCAAGCTCTTGGCCTTATTATAGCCAAACCTATTGATGGGCAGAACCTGTCTGCAACCAGAACAACGCTTAGTGTCGCCTGTGTAAGTCTCGTCTGGAGTATCGTCTTCCCAGCCGAATAGATTAGGTTGATTCATAGTCAGCGTCAAATAAATCAGATACATTAGCAGTACTGTCTTCTATTCGCTGTGCTTTTTCCCTAAGTCTTTCGGACTCTCTTACTAATTCATTTGCTACAGTATATAGCATTTGATAATCGCTATCATCCAACAACCCTTCAACTATCTCAAAGAGAGGTCTCTTAATAGTAATCTCATCAAACTCATCTACTGTTAAGTCGATAACAACAGCCAGTTGCCCGTCTTCATCAACTTCTAGATCAACGTCTACCCATAGAGGTATGCCATCTTCAAACAATACAGCATCGTTCCCTAAGTCTTCCATTCAGTGGTCTCCTAAACAATTAACTGAGTGTGATTAGCATTCTAACAGTCCCACTCTACTAGTGCAAGCGTAGGATACTTGACATAGTGAATTATTTTCAATTGCTACTAGATGTAGGGTGTTTACAGTTTCGCTGACATTGTAAGAGGCATGGGTGCTTTACGGTTGCAAAATTCCCAAAATATGTCGCTGTTGTATACGCTACCGGGGTACGGGGGGGTGGCGCTGGCAGGGTCTAGAATAAATCGCCTAATAAATCCGACAATAAGCCCAAAGCCTTGTAAAATAGGCGTTTTTTGCTGCCTGTTAATCGTTACGTGTCAGGCAATCGGCTTTAAAAGCCTTAAAAATAAGGCGAAAACTTAAGCTTTAAAAAATAAATTGTCGCACAAAGTAACCGCTTTAAAAATTGCCTAATAAATCAAACAAAATAAGCGGCTAAAATAAGCGCCTAAAGAAAATCTAACCGCGTTACGTTTTGCAATAGGCGGCGCAAGGCGCGGCGCTATGCACCATTTGCCATAGTTGATTTTCTAGAAAGGGTATCTAAAGAGTTTTATTTGCGGCTTAATTCTGAAAGCGCCTTGTCAATTGCTGCTTTCTTTCGCTGCAAAGCTTTAAGCCTACGCTTGATCCGGCGCTTGCTTTCCGGCTTTGGATTTACGCGATAGGCCACGCTATTTCTATGGTCTAAAGCGTTAGCCTTTTCCATCCATGCTTTAGGGCTAGTCATTTAACTAAACCCGTAAGCGATAACGATAACAGCAAGCGGCAAAGCAAAGACACAAATAGCGCCTAGCATGTCTTTTATTAAATCAAACATATTAAGCAGCCTCTAACATTTGCCAAGCGTTTGAAGACAAAACGCGGGTAACTTTGTTTTGTCTAGCGTCTAGGCTAGCAGCTACATTGTCACGGGTTTTAGAGCCGCGAACGGTAAACAATTCGCTGTTATGTGTACCCCAAAAAGTAAGGCTTGAAGCTAGCGCCCAAATGCTTTTTCCGCGTTTGGTTGCCTCTACTTCAAATCTATCCATAAGCTGCTTAGTTAGCCGTGGGCTAATGCCAGCCTGAACAAGCGCTTGTTCGGCTTGTTCGCTATCAATAGATTTATCGGCCCAACGCTGCCATATTGCGATTTTATCGCGGTAGCTGTTCGCTTGCTGCTCTAAGAATTCACCAAAGCGGGTAATATCTAAAGAGCTAGTGTGGCGCTGTTTTGAAGTGTCATAATAGCTAGTTGTTAAGCTATTTAAACAGCTAATATCAACGCTGCCAGCCTTGCAAATTACGGGCGTTTTACCGCTGAAAGAATTAACAATTGAAACCTGAAAGTTAAGCCAAGTCTCTTTATGCTGCTTTCCATAAACGTCCGATTTATAGCCTGTTGCATTTCTTAGCTGCCGGATAGGTTCAGCGGCGTTAGGGAAAGTATATGTCCATTTGCAAAAAGCGCCGTTAGAGCTTGTTTGTTCATTTAGCTCAATTTTCTCTAAATAACTACGCGGCAAGCTTTGTTCCAAGGCTTGTATCACTTGATCATTTAAAGCGGCGTTATCGGCTATACCGTAACGATTGCCGGACGTTCCAAGAAACTGATTTGTGTCGGTTCTATAGATCGCCTTGCATTCAGTTTCCGGCACGTTATGCAATCGGCCAATTACTTTTTCATCAGCGAACATCAAAGCCGCGTGTTTAGCTTCAAAGTTACAATCGACAAATTCCGGCCAATCAGTTGAATAGCTGTTCATATTTATAACGTCTAACATTTGGTTTTCCTTTTAGTTGATAAGAGTTTTGCAGTCAGTTAACTGCCCAAAACAGCAATCAGCGAAAACCAATTGCTGCTTTCAGTAATTAACTTTTAGGCTGTTCTAAATTGCCGCGCATGCAACTCTTTTAGCTGCTTACTGCTTAAGCCTATTTCTTGAAACACTGGCACAAATCTTTCGCCGTGCATTGCTACAATGAAAGTTAAATGTTCCAGTTGATAACCGCGCATTGCAAAATTTAAGCGGCTTAAAGTGCTAAATGATCTAGCGCTCTTTAGGCCAATTTTGTTTCTAACATTTTTGCGGGTTTTGGTTACTTTATCCATAGTTGGATTTTCCTTTTTCTAGTGGGTTAATGCAGTTTAGTTAACTGCCCAAAACAGCGCCCGTTTAAGGCGCTGCTTTCAGTAATTAACTTAAAAGGGGTTATCTTTCCGGTAGCTTTCTTTTATGCGCTCAATAAATGCAGCGTCATATTTATGAGCTATCGTTTTTTCGTAGCTGTTCCAGTTTAGCCGATTGCAAAGCCGCTCAATAAAACGGGCAATAAGCCAAGCTATCGGAATAGCTGCCAAAATAAAGATTACGTAATTTGTGAGTGTTAGTTGTTCGATTAACCATTCATTGCTCATATCTCAAAAACCTTTGTATTAGGGTTTAAGAATATTTCGCGGTTAATGTCTTCACTATCGGAACAGCTAAAACATGCCGGACCGTAAACGCTTTTGCGGTTATAGTGGTTTTTGATAAACTCTGTTTTTGCGTCTAACTTGCGCTTGAATATAGCGCCTTTTTTCAGCGTTTTGAGTGTTACAGGTTCCATTTGGTTATTTTCCTTTTTGCTAGGTTGGTTGATATCTAAAAAGAGCTAGCCAATAAATTGCATGGCTAGCCTTGTTTTAGATACCCTTACTAGAAAACCAAAAAATCAATTATCGGCTTTCGCCTATGATCAGTTTTATCAAATTGTCAAATAACGTGAGATAGGCAAAGCTATCGCATGTTTTGACGTTAAATGAACCCTAACAAAGTGTCAAACAATTATTTTATTAAATGTCACGGCTAACAATTAGCGCATAAATAAAGCCGGAACAAATCCGGCTCTACTTTGTTTGTTTAAATAAGCAAATCTAGAACGATTGCGACAAAAACTAAAAACCCGATAACTTGAAAAACGCCGCTCATTTTATGCCGTGAATGTCGCGCCAATGGTTCCAAGTGATAGCTTGAACGTGACAGCCCGTGATTGCTTCTTTAGGCTGTTCAATTTCATTTATTATTCCGGCAGCCGTAACATATGCGGCGCTAATTGCGGCATATTCCTTTTTACCTATGTTAGATTTGTTATCCTTCAGCATGTATCTTTCGCCGTAGTAAATGCTTTTAGCGTGTCCATCTATACAAACGGCTTCTTTGCCGTGGGCGTGGGTTTTATTGCCAGCATACAAAATGCAATCAAAGAACGCCGTTATCTTTTGCCCGTTCAATATCCGGCGTAATTCAACCGTGTTAGATATTTCAAGACAATCAACCGCTTTTGCTTTGTTTGGGTTATATGTTGAAACTTTCACTTCCATTGGGTTAGCGCCGTTTGCAAACGCCGTGCAAAGTCTATCAGCGTTATCAATATTAATAGGCCATTTGTTATTAGGCGAAAGCGCTGAAATAACCGCAATAGTTGTTTCAATATCTAAACCCGTTTTTGCGCTTATTCCGGCTGCTACGTCAAACGCTAGCTTGTACCATTGCAAGCCGTAGGCTTTAGTCTCTAACGGCGCTGAATAATAAACGCCAAGTATGTTTAAGCAGTCTAAGCGCTGCTCTATATTTAAAGTTGTTTTCATTTGGTTACTTTCTTTGGTTAGTTGGTAACGCAATCAATAGCAAAATGCTGCTAAGTGTCCATAACTAAATGGTTTTTTGTTTGTTTAACTAATCGCCTTTTAGTTGTTTTATTAATCAAATCTGGCCCAGCGCAGCGATTTTTTAAAATTTTTTTCGTGTGTATATATGCGTGTATATACATGGCATGATGAGCATTCTGTTTTGGGAGAGGTGTATAAAATAGAGTAGTCGCGCAGGGTAAATTGTTTTTCTAGTTAATATCGTGTTGATCTTTCTATTGAGGGGTATATACTCCACTCTGGTAAATCAAACAAACAACACAGGAGAGTATCCATGAACTGCATACAATTTAATAAACACCAAGCCGCTGAAATAGCCAATGCAATACTTGATGCTCTGTCTGGCTATAAGGAGAACGACATTCCTTATGTAGTTGCTTACTCTCCTAGCATGGACGCAGCGATAGCCATGCCTGATGATGGTAACTCTTGTAAGGAACTGGGTTACATATGCCTTGCACAGGTCGGGGCTGAGTTTATTGCAGGGGATAATTGTTGTCCTGACTAGTCTAAAATGGAGTAGTCGCGCAGGGTAAAGACAACCTGTTAACTTTTTTCTTGACACCTAGTAGAGTGTCGTTCATAGTGGTCCTTGTTAACCAACTAGGATAAAACTATGATGCAAAATGCTACTATTAAAATCACTCAGCGTATGCTGAATAAGTCCATCATTGATGCTAACAAGTCAGTGGTGGCCTTTGCCAAAGAACACCTAACAACCGATTATGATATGATTGAGAACGGTCAGAAGGCTACCTTTACGGGGTTCTTCACAGATGATTTTCGTTCACAGGAGACACAGGTACGCCTCTACCGCAGACCGCGTGGAGACAAACTTCTGTCCATCAAACACCTATCTAAATGGGCTAAGGCTGGCGACACAGTTGTTCTCAAGAGCGAAGTCGCTCTGCACCCCGACTCCAACTACTTTGTTATTCGTATCAATGTACGCAAAGGAGAAGCAGTATGAGAGCTAAGATTAAACTTTGGGATGAAGATCGTGAACCTGTTGCGGAGTTAATTGTTCCCCGTGATGCCTCATACCACTTGAATACTGATGCGTTTGTTGCGCGTTGCTGGGAAGCTGCGGATAAAATGGCGTTAATTCTTACACCCTCTGATGAGTGGGGTGTGGAAATGGTTATCACCTGTGATTTTGCTAAGGAGAAGTCAGATGGCTAAAGAAGAAGTATTCAGCAATTTTATATGGGCTATTGGTGGTTTGACTGAGGTTATTGGTCAAATGCACTGTAGCACCACTAATGAAGCTACTCAGCTACACTGGCATGATGATGAGAACTACTGGTTCACGTTAGAAATGCGTGAAGACGGTATTTATGCAGAGATAGACGATAGTACGGATGCAAAGACTATGTATGCTGCTATCGGATACTGCCAGTATCATGGCATCTCCTACAGTCTAATTTGGCAAGACTATAGAAAAGAGAAGTCCAATGGCTAAAGCTCCCTATGTAAGACCCCGAATGCGGGGCAATCGCATGGTCTATGATATTAGATCAACCACAGCACTCTCTCAGGCGTTCCCTAATATCAAGTTCCCTGAGACATACACCCTATTGTCTGAAGCTAATGCCCGTGGCTACGAGCTTAAGCGTAAGTTTGAGGCTTGGAAGTGTGGTAATCATGATGATATTCATGTGGACGAGCGTTCTGTTGAAGCTCTTATTCAGGCATATAAACAATCCAATGCCTATAAGAACATAAAGAAGGATGAGACTAGGCGTTCATACCTCAGTCACCTTAACTATGTTTCGTCTATACACATAGGTAATGTGTCATTCGATAGAATGCTTGTGCCAAACATAAACTATAAGTTTGTACAAAATCTGTGGCAACACATACAGAATGATGTCTCTACACATAAAGCTAACCACACTGTGAAGGTATTAAAGCTGGTTTGGATGGAAGCACTGCGCTCTGATAGCGTCAAGACTAACCCATTCTCTCTACTTAAATTACCAAAGCTGCCTGACAGAGAGGTTTTGTGGCCCGAAGAGCATATACAGGGCATGATCGACTTCTGTGATGAACAGGGGCGACAGAGTATGGGTACTATGATCACTCTGTTGTATGAGTTTTGCCAGCGTGTAATTGATGTACGTCTACTAACATGGGACAACTTCGATCTAGAGGCTGGTCACTGTAATTTCACCCAACAAAAGACAGGGGCTAAGATGTCTATCTCTCTGACCCCATCTGTTCGTAAACGTCTGGAGCTACATACCCGTAGTAACAGGGACAACTATGTATTGCGTGAGGAAAGTACAGGCAAGCCATACACCAGTGATCGGGCAGTGAAGTCTTTTAGAAGATTAGCCAAAGCCTATAAGCTACCAACGTCATTTGATAATGCTACTGGTAAACTTACTAACATTTGGCTGAATGATCTGCGCCGTACAGGTACTACCCATGCAAGTCGTGCTGGTTGTACGGACAGAGAACTGATGTCTTTAACCGGACATCGCAACCCCCAGATGCTGGTAGTATATGCCAAGCATGGGAATATTGAAGCTGAGAACGCAATGCGTAAACGAGGGTTACTCTAAATGGAATGCTTTAAAGATAAGTACACTCATGCCGGACATGAAACCAAATACAAGGTGTTTTTGGTGTACGATGAAGAAACAGATACTGTTGAGCGGTTGGCTGGTATGGGAAACACTCTGCCCTATCCCCGCCTCACCTCAATGCTGGTAGGAGCTAGGTGGCAATCTGTTAGGACTAAGAAAACTTATGAGAGGATACTGTAATGGGTATTGAACAATTAACTGTAGATTATGTTGAACACAGTGGTGATGATATTTCAGTAGTTAATGCGGCTAGGGTATCCTTTGACAAAAAGTCTGAGGCTTTAGGCTATAGCGGTATTGGTGATGGTCCTATGACCCCTGTTGTGAATGATGTTGATAAGAAGCTGATCAAGTATTTGGCTGATCATGAACACTATAGTCCATTCAACCATACCTTTGTTACCTTCAGGTGTAGCGCACCACTCTTTGTGATGGGGCAGCTTAAGAAACATGAGTATATGCCTTGGAACGAAATATCCCGTAGATATATAAATAGTGAGCCTGAGTTCTACAGGCCAGATACTTGGCGTGAGCGTAGTGAGGATAAGAAGCAAGGCTCTTCTAGTAATACAGTAGAGACCTTGCACTGGATGGAGCTTGATCATGAGCTAAGTACAGAAGAGCATCCGCTTTGGGATAATTGGGAAGAGCCAATATCAGAGTACACAGACTACGTGTATGGCGAAGTGTCTCGACTGTATACCCTGATGATAGATAACGGCGTCTGTCCTGAACAGGCTAGGATGGTATTACCTCAGTCGATGATGAGTTCATGGATATGGAGCGGTACAGTTAAAGCAATAGCTAAAATGTGCAAGCTTCGGTGTAAGCCTGACACGCAATATGAAAGCCGTGTGATAGCAGACAAGATCAGTGAACACATGCATACGCTGTTTCCGGTAAGCTGGTCTGCATTGATGGGTACTAACTATCCACGCATACGGCCTATGTCTGATGATGAGAGGCAGAGAGCCAAGGAGAAAGCGGAATGAAAGATAAAGTACAACCCATCAAGATAGTAGAGATAGAAGAGCATGAAAACGGCTCTGCTACTGTCCAAATTGAGTGTAGCCCTGAAGTTTTTGGACAAATATTTTCTCTGGGGTTCATTGAACTGATTAAGAAAGGGCTGGAAGCAGATGGTTAAGCTCTGCTACTATTGCGCTGTCACCGACAAGCTGTTGGCGCATAAGACCATCAACAGGCATATCGCAGAGCGAGAAGCCAAATACTTTAGGCGCAACTCAAGCTCTAAAGTCTACATCGTGCTAGAGTGATTCACTTCTAGTAAAACTATTGCAGAAATCGCACTGTGCGACACCCTAATGTGCGGTGCGATTTTTGCCAATATTAAATAGAAAATATAATAAAATCAATAGTTTGGCTCCGGCGGTAGGGATCGAACCTACGACCAATTGATTAACAGTTATATAACTAATACAAGCACTTACAGAGACTGTAGTAGAATGACTGTTATCAGTAATTGGTTGTAATAACTATGTATTAGGTGTTGACTGCAACATTTAATGCTGTATCCTTCGGATGCGCCCGATAGGGTGCATTATCAAAACTAGGACTATAACCATGACCTATAAGCAACAACTAAAGACAGTACAGACTATACCAGTACAAGAAGGTGAGACAGTAGTAGTAACATGTCCCTTCTGCTACGGCCCAAAGAAGTTGGCTGTATCAAAGTCTGGTGGTAAACTACTATGGTACTGTTACAGAGCATCGTGTGATGCTAAAGGTGCATACTCTGGCAGACGTAATCAGAAGGCTGTTAGAGATTATCTCAATAATACAGCCCCTACTAAGAATAAGCCTATTAAGCCTATTCCTTCTATAACAACGTCTGTTGAGAACCATGCACCCGCAATGGAATACTTGAAGAGCGTCAACAGTGTAGAAGCTTATCAGAATAAATATATAAACGTGCGGTATGCTCCGGCAGAGGACAGAGTATTATTCTATGGGCAGAACGGTGCTGTAGGAAGATCGCTTAGAAAGTTTGGACCCAAGTGGCTATCCTATGGTGAACTGCCTGAGGGTATACATGTAGGCTCTGGGGACATAGCAGTGTTAGTAGAGGACACGCCATCGGCTTGTGCAGTTAGTAGGCTGGAAGGTATAGTGGGAGTAGCATTGCTAGGAACTACCGTTACTTCTAGCATCAAGAAAACACTTAATAAATTCACTAACAAGTATTTAGTTCTTGACAAAGACGCTTCGCTAAAGTCTATTGCTCACATAAGGCGTGTAGATAGAAGCCTTAAAGTACGATTAACCAACGTAGATTTGAAGTATATGAATACTACTCAGATATACCAACTAATAAAAGGATATGTACCATGAAAGCACGGGCTATATGCCTCATTGATTATGAAATTGATGGTGGCTTTAAAGCAGCAGCCGAAGAAGAAAGTAAGCTGGAACAAACAATTAAGAATTTGGTAACTGGGAACAAGAAAGTTGTACACTACCAGATTGAAATGCGGGAACGTAGAGGTGATAGCGCTCCTGACATTAAGAAAATGAAGTTCAGACAGAACTAATAAATCAAACAATTCATAGTTAAAAATAATTAGCCCTTCTGCAAAAGAGGGGCTTTTTTTATTTTTCTAATGGTGTTATAGATACCTCTCTATTAAGTGCCAACTGTCAGGATTAACTATGGACAAATCACTATTGAAGAACTGTTTGAAGTATGACTTCTATGAACAGAATAAGACTAAGCTAAGGGCATCGCTCTTTGAAGATACACTGAAAGAAGTGTACGAAACTATTATAAGCTCCCATGAGAAGTTTGCTCAAGACATAACTCCTCTTGAACTGTTTGCTTTTTGGAAGGCTAACAACCCTACCTCTACCAAGTCATGGGCTGATGATGTAGAGGATACTATTAATGCTACCAGCAATGCAGAGGACATTCATCCTGACATTGCTACAGACGTTATCGAAAACCTATGGCGTCAGAACGTAGGCTTGGATGTAGCCAACTTAGGTATCAAGATGTCTGAGGGTGAAGTCTCTGCAATGGATGATCTAAATAGATTACTGGATCGTGTCTCTGAGGGATACCTGCCTGATGACTTCGGTGATCCAACAACGGATGATATCTATGAGCTTCTGGCTGTAACATCGGATGAAAACAGGTGGAAGTTTAACATCGAAACCCTTAGCCGTAATGTCTACGGGGTTGGTGCTGGTGAGTTTGCTGTTGTGTTTGCTTGTCCTGAGACAGGTAAATCAGCATTCATTGTTAGTCTATGCGCTGCCCCAAACGGCTTCTGTGAGCAAGGTGCTAAGGTATTATACTTGGGTAATGAAGAAAGCACCAAGCGTACCAAGCTACGGGCTATACAATCATATACTGGTCTGAACCGCGAAGAGATAGAGTTTGATCCAGTAGCTGCCCTATCCCGATACTCTGGTATTAAAGACAGTCTCATCATGAAGGATATTCAAGAATGGGATGTCCAGAAGATGGAAGCTTACATCAATAAGATGAAGCCGGACTTGGTTATATTAGACCAAGCCGACAAGTTAGCTGTAGCTGGTCAGTTTAACGCCGGACATGAGCGCCTAAGAGAACTGTATCGCAGACTGCGTGAGACAGCCAAGAAGTATGACTGTGCTGTAATTGGTGTATCCCAAGCATCTGCCGAAGCAGAGAACCGTACACGGCTCACCATGACTATGATGGAAGGTAGTCGTGTTGGTAAAGCGGCTGAAGCTGACCTGATAATAGGTATTGGTAAATTAAACAGCGGTGAAGAGGACGGTCCAGACAATAGCCGCTTCTTAACTGTAATGAAGAATAAGCTATCAGGCTTCCACGGCACTATCATGTGCAACATAGAACCGGAGATAAGCCGCTATGTCGTTTGATATTGATTCTGTACCGAATAGTCTTTCTTTCTGGCTGGAACAGAATGGTATCATAGAGGCCAAACCAAAGGCTGAACCAGAGCCTGTAGTTGAAAGAAACTACGAATTTAGAATGCCCCAACTAGACGAGAATGGAGAACCCCCGTTTTGAATATATTAGTATTAGACCTAGAAACTACGGTCCAACGTATAGAGGGGCGTACTGATAACAGCCCCTTCAATCCCTTTAACAGGTGTGTCTCTGCACACTACGGCTTCCTAGAAGACGGTGAGGTAAAGGTACAGAATGATATACTGTATCATACCTTACTGGATCAGGCTGAGTATGCTGATCATACCCAACTAGCTGAACGCCTAGAGAAGGCTGATATGCTTGTCTGCCACAATGCCAAGTTCGATATACTATGGCTATCACAGATGGGCTTTAGAATACCGGATCAAGTGTACTGCACTATGATAGCCGAATATATATTATCCAAGGGCCAGCGCAGACTTATATCCCTGAAGGAAAGTGCTTTTCGGCGTAAGCTAGTGAACCAGAAGAAGGGTGATCTAGTGGATGATATGTTTAAACAAGGCACAGACTTCTCTGAAATGCCGCTAGATATCATGGTTGAGTATGCAGAAGCTGACGTAAAGACCACAGGTGAGCTATACTTGTCTCAACAGGCTGACTTCCAGAAGGAAGAGAACGCATCCCTTGTTCCAGTAGTAGACTTGATGAACGAAATGCTAATGTTCTTGGTAGAGATAGAAAGCAATGGCACATATATCTCTTTGGATACTCTTGAAGAAGTTGAACGTCAGTTTGAGCAAGAGAAGAAAGAACTAACCACACGCTTGTATGAGATTATCGAAGAAGTAATGGGTGATACGCCTATTAATTTGAATAGTGGCGCTGATATGACCAAGGTGGTTTACTCCCGCGAGGTAATCAATCGGGATGCTCATCGACAAACCTTTAATATAGGGACAAATGCTGCGGGTAAGCCTCTAAGACCCCCGCTCATGAATAATAAAGAGTTCTCTGACGCAGTAAGGTCCACCACTAAGATCGTACAGAAGACGATGGCTATCCAATGTATGGATTGCAATGGAATAGGCAGCATACAGAAGTATAAGAAGAAGACAGTTACTAAGCTGGGTAAGAAATACTTGGTTCAAGGTGATCCATATAAGAACCGTACTAAGTGTAAGACTTGTTCAGGTGTAGGTGCTATCTATAGCCCAACTGGTGAGACCGCTGGTCTAAAGATGATCCCTAGAAGTCCCGCATACGCAAGTATCAATGGGTTCAAGACTGATAAGCACACTCTTAAAATACTTATACAACAAGCAGATAATAGCGGTAGAGATATTGCAGTAGAGTTTCTTACTAAGAGTAGTAGATTGAATGCTGTAACAACCTACCTAGATAGCTTTGTTGCAGGTATACAGCGAGGCACACGGTCTACTGGTCTGCTACACGCCAACTTCAACCAGTGTGTGACTGCTACTGGTAGATTAAGTAGTAGTGAACCCAACTTACAGAACCAGCCCAAGAGAGGTTTCCCTGTTCGTAAGGCTATTGTTAGCCGCTTCGGGCCAGAGCATCTAATCGTTGAGGCAGACTTCTCCGGCCTAGAATTTAGAATGGCTGGTGAATTAAGTAGAGACAGTCAGATCATTACCGACATTCTTGAAGGCAAGGATATCCACAAGCAGACTGCTTCTATTATTAATCAGTGTAGCCCTGATGAAGTTAGTAAGGATATGAGACAGGCGGCAAAACAGTATTCTTTCGCCCCGTTATATGGCGGGATGGGCGCTGGTGAGAAACCGCATGTCCAAAAGTACTTTTCTGAATTTTTTGTTTTGTACAATGGATTGAAAAAATACCAAGAAGGCTTAATGAGCGGTGTTCTGAAGACGGGTATTGTTCAGGTTCCTAGTGGCAGACAGTATAAATGGGATAACGTAGTTCGCACTAGAAATGGTCGAGTTCGTAACGCCACTCAGATAGTTAATTATCCAATCCAAGGCTTTGCAACAGGTGACTGTGTGCCGCTTGCTTGCATTCGTGCGCTGAAACTTTTTAAGAAAAGTAATCTGCGTAGTAAATTAATCTTAACGGTCCATGATAGCATTGTGGTGGATTGCCATAAAGATGAATTAAATCAAGTAAAACAGATACTTAAGGAAGCTATGTTAGGTATCGATGAGGAGATGAAGACTAGGTTTAAGTACACGCCAATTGTTCCTTTCGACATTGAGATAAGTGCTGGAAATAATTGGCTAGAACAGGAAGAATTGGTGTTGACTGATGCCACCTAACTGTAGTACAATGATAACTCTTAACAAGGATGAATCTATGAATGAATTAGTAAATGTAACAGGCAACCTAAGCCTAGACGAATTGGCATCTAAATTAGGCGCAACTTCAGGTAATACAAAGGGTCCAAGTATCCCTACCCTGAAGATTAATTCTCGCGGCGAAGATGCCAACGGGGTGCAAATCCCTCTTGGTGCTTTCTTCCTCAATACCCCTATAGATGAGAGGGTGTATGCTAAAGAGGGCGTGAGTTTTCAGGCACTGAGTAATAAAATTCAGTACCAACATTGGGGTGAAGAAGGTCTCATAAATAAGTCTATTCTACTTGATTGGGCTAGAGAAGAAGGCCGTGATATGCTGGGTGGCTACAATTGTAATATGCCTACATACGAACAATCCCGTAACTTCACTGAAGAAGAGCGTAAGAAGTATAATGGCATAGACCGATACCGTGTGGTACGTGGCCTAGTGTCGTATACGGGTAAGACTGCCGCTGGTGAAGAACGTGTAATAGAAAATCAACCGTGTGTACTTTCGCTGAAGCGTAAGAACTATGGTCCTTTCTATCATGACGTTTTAAATCGCATGGGTGATAAAAAGCTATGGGATTTTGCCAGTACTCTTAAGGCTGACAAGGTACAAAGCCCTAAAGGTGCTACGTATTACGTCATGCGTTTTGAGCCTCAGTTCAATACACCTATCCCTATGTCACAGGAAATTCATGACAGCCTGAGTGCTGTACTTGAGTTAATTGATGCAGAGAATGAGCGTATTGAGGTGGCATGGAAGAAGTCTAATACTCAACACATGGAAAATGAGCTAGATGATAATCTGGCTGATACACTAGAGGAACTAGAACAGTCTTTTGACGAAGCCGTGTAATGGGCATTGTTAATGGAATGACAAATATGGTGTACCACTCAACAAGTGGTATATCATCCTCTGCTGTTAAGTCAGTGTATAAGAAATCATTAGCTCACTGGAAGGGTGAAAAGCGAACACAGACCGCTGCTTTTACTATGGGTACGGCTGTACATGCCTTGCTTCTTGAGGAAGATAAGAACCTAGTTCACAAAGGGCCAAAGACACGGCGTTCTAAGGCTTTTGAAGAAAAGGAATCCAAGCTCAAAGAGGATGAAGTTCTCCTTACTGAGGTTGAATACAATACTGCAAAGAAGATTGCTAGAACAACCCTATCTAATAAGGATTGTGAGAAGTTCTTACGTCATAAGGATAGGGAAAACGAAGTAAGCGTCTTTGCAGAGTGTCCTAGAACAGGTCTTATGCTTAAGACTAGGCCGGATTTGATGATCCAAAGCGAGAAGACAGTGTTTGATGTTAAAACTACTCAAGACGCTTCTCCGCTAGGTTTTTCTAACGAGTGTTTTCGGTATGCTTACGACATCCAGAGCGCCTTCTATATATACGTATGTAAGTTGGCTGGTTTGGACGTTAGTGAGTTCAAGTTTATTGCTGTAGAAAAGACTGCACCGTATGTATCTCATGTTCATGTGGTTTCAGAAGATTTACTAGCTAATGCTACGGAGCGTATGCATCGTACATTGGGTATAATTGCTTCTGCACAGGATCAGGAAACGTATGATACTGGGTGGGGTGATTACAGTATAATAGAACTACCTAAATGGCTATAAGCACTCAAAGTGCGAAGGCAAAGGGGCGCAGACATCAGCAATGGGTTAGAGACCGGATTTTGGCTCTCTACCCCAAAGCACTTCTCCCCGATGATGTCCGTAGTACCTCTATGGGCGCTGGCGGTGAGGACATACAATTAAGTCCCGCTGCCAGACGCCTATTTCCTTACTCTATTGAGTGTAAATCATTCAAAAGCTTCGCAATATATAAAGTAATGGATCAGGCTAAGGAAAACTGCCCCAAGGGTGCGGAACCTGTAGCTATTATAAAAGGTGATCGCCAAAAACCACTGGCGGTCATGGACGCAGATCACTTCTTTAAATTAACGAAACGAAAGTAGCCAATGTCAAATATTGCAGATAATACTATGAATATTCACATCAGAATAGATGATGATGAAGACATCATTGATGTAGAAATGGAACATAACATCAGTGACGAGATGGCTCCTGAGAAGGCTGAGTTCTTCATGGACCTATTAAACGGCATTGGCTTCAAGATAGACGCCGAAGCTGAGAGTATAGCTTTTCAAGGCGCACTATTACGCAAAGTAGGCGAACTACAAGACATTATCGAAGAATACGATGCTGATTTGGTAGGTTTTGAGCCAGATGATGAGCTTCTTGAGAAGGTAAAGGAATCCCAAAAGAGCAACGTAATATCTATGAAAAGTAAGTTGCACTGATGGATACTAAAGATTTGGTGAATAACCCCCCGCACTACAATGAAGGCTCTATTGAATGCATTGAAGCAATGAGAGCTATGGCAGATGGCGTACTGAATGTCTCTGCCCATGAAGCATACTGTTGGCAGAACGCCTTTAAGTATCTTTGGCGCTGGCCCTACAAAAACGGCGTGGAAGACCTGAAGAAATGCCGCTGGTATTTAGACCGATTGATCGAACAACTGGAGAATGACCAATGATCACACAAGAAGATATTGATGCTTTTAAAGACATGCAAGAACCTATCTCTCAGGTGGGTCTGCATGATATGCCTAAAGATTGGGATCATCCCCATGCTACCCCATTGCAGATGGTTCAGGACTTTGCTGATGCTATGGATCAACCCTTGGGGGAAGTATGGCAAAAAGACCCTGAACTAGAAACATTACGCTGGGGTTTAATCTCTGAAGAATACGGTGAGGTATGTGATGCCAGTGCTGACCGTAATCCTAGTAATATGCTGAAGGAATTAGCAGACCTTGTGTACGTAGTATACGGATACGCTGCTACTTACGGATGGGACTTAGATAAAGCCCTACGCCGTGTACACCGCTCCAATATGTCTAAATTA